CTAGCTCTGTTTTCATACCTATAACTATTTCCCACCTTTCTCAAACCTTTTAATTCTGCTAGCCAAAGATTTGACGAATTTGTCTATAACATTTTGTTTGACACCTTCAAAGGCATTTTTTGTAAAATTGTATCTAGCTTCCAGAATATTTGCGTAGCGCCAAGGAACTCTTGGTCTGCCTCTTTTATCAGTTCCTTTAACACTTTTGCTAACACCAGTCATTATAACAACTGTACTATCTTTTGGATATATAAGTTTCTTTCTTGTGATGCTTTTATTAAGCAATCCAGTATCAACTAATCCATCCGATTGTAAATTGCTACGAATTGCATCAACAACTTCTTTATTAGCTGTATAAGCTGCACCAACAATGCTTTTAGCAGCAAACTCTTGGCTCATGCCCTGAAGCTTTTTGTCTAGCTCTTCAAGACCAGTTATTTTAATCTCTACAGGAGGTTGAGCCATAGGCTTAATTTCTCCTTTCACCAGTCGCTTTTGTATATCCATCAAACGGATTTTCGTCTAAATAAACGATATTATAATCGTTTCCGTCGTATGTTATAATTCCTTTTTCTGTGATATTATCGTTCTCTCTGAGAGTGAAGATATATGTGGCTGTATTAACAATATATCCATTAGCATTGTTTTCACCACCGCCTTGTTTCTTTACATTAGTCCACAAACTCTGAGAAGCATACACCATTATCGACTGCCCATATCTGTCGATGGATGAGCTAGTCGGATATTTTAAAACTATTCTTTCATCGAGCAATCCCGGATTCATTGTGGTTTAATTATTTTAAATGGATTCAATAACGCATTTACAGTAAAACTCAAAGGAGAGGTGCTTACACCAACAGCTTCTGGTAATCTGTTTTCATAAAAACTATTTATAAGCATCATTTGAGCAATCTTGACAGGCTCTGGTAAACTGCCGCTATTGTTCACATAATATACAACATCACCACTAAACTCTGTATTAAGATATGTATACCAGCTACTATCTGCTCCCTTGAACAATGAACCAGTAGATACATACTGTACATCCTCAGATGTTAAAAATAAATCACCACTAGACGAGTATACAGCCATGCTATAAGTAGCTGGAAGGAATGTACGATTACATTCTGCGGTTATTTGCTCAAATGATGCCGTGATAAGAGAACTTATCAATGTATCATCCTCAGAACCGTCCATTCTCAGATATAACTTTGCTTCTGTGAGTGTTGGACCGTATGTGCTTGGTGTTGATAGTCTTTTTCTCATAATACTATAAATAGAGGACCGAAGAGTAAAAACTACTATTTCTTATTGTATAATTGTTAAAAAAAGAGGGGCGACCAATTAAGGTCGCCCCTCAGATTATGGATACTAGACTAACAGCCTAATAATATTAGGCCAAGTTTGTTACTAGCTTGACGAACGAATTACCGTCAGTCAAAGCGCAATCGAAGCGTTTGTAAGCTCTCCATCCGATGTTGCCTTCAGCAGCGTATAGCTCATTCAGACGTTGCATCGAGATACCACCGCGATCACCGATGACGAAGTGTTGTGGGTACAACAGACCGCCACCAACGTTACCAGCCTGCCAAGTTGTTGGCAGAGCCGATGTGGTGTAAACTGGACGACCCAAGAACAGGTCTGGTGTGCCAGCCTGAACAGATACTTCCCACAGGTATGTACCAGCGGTAGTAGCCTTGAGCTGACGCATCTGAGAAGCTACGCCATCACCAACGATCCAGACAGCTTCTTGACGACGATTGCCTGGCATCTTGTAGTATGCAGCGATCATATTGTCAAGCAATCCGGAACCAGTCGAAGGTCCAACATTTTGTGTCAATACCGAATTTCCACCAGCTGTGGTGAAACGGAATAGACCGCGTGGCTCGTTGCTGGCGGAACCAGAAACAAGAGCTTTTTCATCGAGGTTAGCGAAACCAGTACCGATTTCAGCAGCCAATGTGGCTTCTAGATCGGTCGAAGCGTCCTGAAGTAGTTCTTCAGAAACCTTGACCAAGCAGCTTGCTTTGTAAGCACCAAGGGTAGCAGAGCTGAATACTGGAACGGTTGGGGTATAAGAACCAGAATCAGCTTCCTTGATGAAAGAAGCGACTGCACCAGTGCCAACGATTGGCAGATTGGTTGTGCTGGTTGTTTGGATGACACGTGCACCAATACGACGCATTACTGACTGATCAGCGATTGTGCGTTGGATTGTCTGGAAAAGGATTGTTGGTACGTTGATACCACCTTCAGCAGATGTATAGGTGTTCAAATTGGTGCTAGCACGCAATTCACTTGCATCACCTGTACGAGCCCAGTTCAAGAATGCTGCACGATATTCTTCGTCGCCGCTCTTGCTGGTTGAAGAGATAGCTCTCTTGTCGAGAACTTCACCCATATTGTTCTTGATAGCGTCGAAGCGAACTTCGGCTTCGATCTGCTTGGTCAAAGCTTGATATTTGGATTCAAGCTCGTTGTATTTGGCGAAGTCGCCTTCGCTACGATTCTCCAGGGACATAATGTGCTTCATTTCCCCGTAGACTGAGTTTCTTTCTTGTAGTAGTTTTGACATATATTTGTCTTCCTATTATTGTTGTTGTTTATTTACTGAGCACAGGGATTGTCCCCGGCAAAAGTTATTCTTTGTGGTTTAGAGACAAGAATCTGAAGCGTAGTTGATAATCTTTATCATCTATCTTCTTTTCTTCCTTCTGTTCTACCTTAGTTTCAACCTTTTCTTCGGTTCTGACTTCTGGTTTTGCTTCTTCCTTCAATACGTCCTTGAGTTCGATTGTTTGTTCTGGTGCTTCTTCAATGAAGTCTTCAGAACGCAAAACAGTCAAACTTGTATCTGGATATGCTGGTGAAGCGACTATAGAAACTTCACGCAGATTCAAGGAATTGATTTCTCTGATCTTTTCTCCGCTGCGACTATAGTTCTTGCTTCTTGCATTATTGAAACCAAAACTAAAGCCACGCAAGTCACCACGTTCAGCGGAAACTAGTGCATCATCTCCATAGCTTGTTTCTGGTATCATTATTCTAACATAAAGACCGTCAGCCCTATCTTCCATTTGCAGGGTTCCAGCCGACTTACGACCGAGCAAATATGCTGGATTATGCTCTTTGAATGCAAGAACATCATTTGCATTCATGCTTTCGGTCAGAGCTCCAGGCTTGATTACTTCACGAAACTTATCTCCATTTGCTGTGCGTAATTCACCACTCATGCTATTATATACAACAGCACGCCCTTCGATGATGCGTTTGTCTTTGCTGACTTTTACATCCATCATATCGTATGCTCTATACTCGAAATCGTTTTTCATATTTAATATATATTATAGTGTTAATCTAAATCAACCTATTATTCGCTTGGTTTTGTATATTTTGGATGGTCAGCGTTCAATAAGTCATTATCTCCAACATATGCATCGTTTTCTGGACTACCTTTACGAGCAAGTTCCAAGAATGCATTTACTCTGGCCATTGCCCAAGCTCCTCTGCTAACACCTGGACGATGGCTGGTAGAATATGCTCCAGCTCCTCTACGATATACAGCTTTGAGCGAGCCTAATCTTACTTTAGACCAGTTAGGGCGATTTTCCTTGGTCATTTCAGCATTATGTTCTTCTACTTTATTTTCAAGGGCTGCTTCTATAGCATCTGTCATTTCAATATCTCCAGATTTGCCACTTGCTGATTCTGGTTTATTTACTTCACTGCCTTCGATCTGATCTTTTGCTGGTGCTGGAGCATCTGCTCTATTTTCTGGAACTGGTGCTGGGGCAGGTGCTGGAGCAGATCCTCCTATAACACCAAAGTTTAGTGGGCGGATATAATCATCTCCACCCTTTTCAGGTGGAATGTTGATGCCAGTATCTTCGTTTTCATTGACATCATTTGCTGTCATTACACCGTGTTCAAGAGCAAATTTATAATAATTGATTCTGGTATTAACATCGCCTCTGAGCAATCCATTAACATTAAAGTTAATATAAATCTCATCGCTGTCATCAAGCAATTGCTTCTGGATTTGCTGTTCCAGATTTGTGATGATTGGTGTAAGTGTATATTGCACAAACTCACGTGCATTTTGTTCAACGCTGGCATATGTTGGAGAAGTTTGTAGACCCAACATATGCAATGGAACTCTGAAAATGTCTGCTGCGATTCTTTGTGCTGTGAATTGTTTCTGACTGATATATTCAGCTTCTTGAGCACTTAATCC